CCCGCACCCATTGAATTGAACAACTTGATATTCTTGTTTGTGTGATCAACTTTTGCGAGTGCGTAGTGACCATCACCACTTGGATAGGTGTGGGCGATATGAAGATACTCGGTACCGTTACGATTTTTTGTAGGTTTATTCATATTCGATGTCCTCCGACACTTAAACTTGAAATCGTACCCAGCTTCATTCTTGATGTCCTTCCCAATTTGTTCAAAAATACCCGGTCTCTGAAGGAGTTGCTTAGCCATTTCGGCAGCATCTTCAATAGCCATGAGATATCTCGCAGCAGTAGTGGTATTCATTTTACTCTCAATGTAGTCAGAGGTGTCAATTTCAGCAGTCTCACCTTTGGCTCTTAAGAGGGTGTTACGAACATTGCGGTTTTTGATAAGTTTAATGGGGACAAGGTCCATCCTAACTTACATATCATTGATATTTTTAACCTCGGCGGGCATGGACTGAGTGTTATCATCATGTGTTATTATAAGTTCTTTGTCACCAAAGAAAGAACACACCTTGGACAAACCACTGTTTCCGGTAATTAAAATTTTGGCGTGAATAAAATCACTTATCACTTCCATTATATTAGTATTTTTAGGTTTTAATACATATTTTGAGTTATTTTTTTCTAATATTTCAATTATATCAGATACATCACCGTCTGTGTGAATATAAAATGTATGGTTTTTGTATTTTTGTATGATATTCGGTAACTTGATTTTAATTGTTTCGTTGTATTTTCGAATAGGATCACATCGGTTAGTTGTGAGTGCATCTCCTAATCTAAAATGTATGACAATATTGTCATGTTCTAAATTTTTTGGTGGAAGTTTATCATTGATGAAAAATTTCTTAACGACGTCTATATTATTATTATGTAATGCCACCTCTTTTTCATTCATGTTCAACCTATCGAAGTAATAAGCATTATCGATTGTATAAATTGTATCCAAATCATAATCATCGGGAATGTTTGTAAGTTCGTGTGCGTGAACATGGTTTCTGTAATCGAGACACTCTACTTTGAAGTATTGATTAAAAAGTTTTGCGATCTCTATCATATACGCTTTACACATTTCACGTTCTGTGATGGATAAATGTTCAAAGTTAAATGGTTTATTCATGAAAATATTCGGGTCAAATTTATAATCTCTTATATTGTGTAAAATCATACAACTAAACAATCCATGTAATTGGTGACCGACACCATCGGTACCATGTTGTGTTATATAAACCATTTAAACATAAAGAGTGTTTTATTTTTAACTATGATTCGTGTCTATACATTGAAACAACATGTGAGATTTGCCCCGGAAACCATTATTTTATTTGGAATGCTTGAAAACTTGAATCAACTAACGATACCAGATTTTCACTACAATAAAATGGGTCATAGTCGTTTTCACAACATCATAGATACTTGTAAAAGAATGTTCAAATATGTCGATGATATTACAGATTGTGATATATGTGTAATGCCATACAAGTTTATTGATATCAATGATCCTACATTTATGATTTTATTTGAAGTATGTTCACGTTTCAACAAACCTCTCTATATTTTTTATAATGATGACAACGATAAACCTATTGCACCGGATTCTAAAATCATAAAGATATTCAGAACTAGTTTTTACAAATCAACAAAACAATCGAATGAGTATGCTTTGCCAACAATTGACGCTGATCATTTTGATGGTTACTTGGAAAATCCAGAATTAACTATTGGATTTTGTGGTGCACATCATCATAACAGATTTAGATTTTTACAAACACTTAACGAGTCTGATATCAAGACCAACTTTATAATCCGCGGTGGTTTTTGGGCACCCGAAATCAATGATAAGAAACTAGCAAAAACTGAATACATGAGTAATATACGAGAAAATTTGTTTACTTTTTGTTATAGAGGAGCTGGTAACTTTAGTTACAGATTTTATGATGTCATGATGATGGGGAGAATACCAATTCTAGTAAATACAGATTGTGTATTCCCATTTGAAGATAAGTATGACATGAATGAGATAGGTATAATAATAAATGAGAATGATGACATAGTGCAATCAGTCAAAGATTATTATATCAAAAACAAGGATAGGTTATATGAAATTCAGAAAAATAACCGTATTATATGGGAAAAATATTACTCTCCACATGGATTTTTGAGTAATATAGTTTAGTTACCGAAAGCAACACCAGCCATACCATTCTTGATACGGAGGACATTGTAGTTCACACCGTACACACGATGGGTCTTGCCACCGCCATACGGGTCGCGAACAGCTAGCTTCGCGGTGTCGATGCGAGAGAAGTTCAAAGAGCCCGACGGTTGAGACTTACCGATGTTCAAGCAGAACGGCCAAGTGTACACCGGGGCCGTTTGGAGAAGGTTGTCCGGCAAGAATTGAGAGTGCATCTTCGGAACAACGCTGTGGTGGAAGTCCTTGGACATGTTCTCAAAGAGTGGGGTGCCATTGATGTACAACGTAGCATCACTGAAACCGTAGGCCACATCCCAGTTGTTAACGGCCGCCGTGTTGGAAGACACAACGTGGATAGCCTTGGTTGGGTGGTTGAAGTACGTGAGATCGAACTCAGTATCTTCCTTGCTCACCGGTTGGTATTGTGTTTGGGTGATCAAGATTTCGTGTTCACCTTCCGTGAAAAACTTACGTTCTTCGGTGTCGAGGTAGGCATACATGGCATACACCTTCGGTGTCGCACTCGGCGAAAAGCCATCACCTCTGCACTTGATACGAATCTCAACGTCGTGGTATTGCATACCAACCAACGGAAGGCACTTAGTCCAATCCTGGCTGAAGAAGAACGGAATGACGTACTGGTCGGAAGTACCGGCGTTGTTCGTCGCGTTTTCCTTGAGTTCAGCTGTGGAAACAGCGGTGGAAGCTTGGGCCTGTGTCTCGTTGTACAAGACATTGTGAACACCCTGGACGTACAAAGAATCCAACTTGCACACTTGTTGTCCACCAATGTACAACATGAAATCAGTCGGTTCAGCGTTGCTGGAGAACAGACCAGTCGTGTTGTTACCAACGGCAGAAATACCCGGGGATTCAATCCATACGTAGCTCAAGAGATCACCCTTGGACTTAATCGGGATCGTCACTTCGGCGTTCGCCGCGAAGGAACCGATGTAATCGATACGTTCCGGTTTAATAGAAAAGTTCGTGTGACGCTTGTAGTTTTGACGGAAGAAGCTGACTTCGGGCTGACCAGTGATGTACACATCCTGGGCACCCTTGGACACGAGGTCAATCAAGGCGGCTGACATTTACTAGTAAAGCATATTAAAATTTTGAGTCGTGTGATACATATGGTTGTCTTCCAAGCACTGACGTGGGAGGCTCGTGATGATGGCGAAGACCACTTGATTAGTATCTTTGGTAAGACTGAAGATGGTAAATCAGTGTGTGTCACTACTGCATTTGAGCCTTACTTTTATATCAAGTTACCTGATATTAAGTATGCCAAAGAAATTTACGCAAAGATCAAAGACAAGTGTTCTGAGTACATGGTGGTTGAGTCAAAGGACATCTGGGGTTTTCAAAATAACGAAAAATTTTTATTCATGCAAGTCAAGTTTTCAAACCTTGAAAAGCGTCGAAAGACTGATGCTTTCCTGAAGAAACCTCTGATACTTTCGTCTGGACCATTCCCTCTGAAGGTTTACGAATCCAATCTTGATCCGATTCTTCGTATGATGCACCGGACTGGCATTCAATCAACGGGTTGGTTAGATACTGGTTCTGAATGTGTGCGTTCGCATCTGGCTCATACGGACATTGATCTTTTCTGTAATGACTGGGAAAGCCTGAAGCCTGTGAAGCGTGATGATATCGCACCATTTGTTGTGGCTTCGTTTGATATTGAATCAAATAGTTCTACTGGAAAGTTTCCGGATGCTGACATTCGGGGTGATGCCTGTTTTCAGATTGCTATCTCCTTGTGCACATTTGGTTCCGATGAACCGTATGATAAGACTTGTCTGTGTTACAAAAAGACTGATTCAAACCTAGAAGGATGTAACATTATCAGTTTTGATACGGAACGTGAAATGCTCGAAGCATTCCGAAATTATTTGAAAGACAAAGATGTCGATATCATGACTGGTTGGAATATTTTTGGTTTCGATCTTGAGTATATTTTCAAACGAGCGGCGATGAACAAATGCAGTAATCAATTTTACAACCTTGGAAAGCTCAGAGACATTCAGTCTGATATGGTTTACAAAAGATTGTCTTCAAGTGCCCTCGGTGATAACATGTTGAAACTTCTTCCGATGTCGGGTCGTTTCATTTTTGATTTGTTCCATGAAGTAAAGAAGGGGTACAAATTGGACTCTTACAAGTTGGACAATGTTTCGAAATTATACCTCGGTGATCAAAAGATTGATATGCCAGCGAAGGAAATGTTTGCTCGTTTTGTTGAAGAAGACCCAGTCAAACTTCGTGAAGTTGCAGAGTACTGTATCAAGGATACTTTGTTACCACATCGGTTGACCAAACGTCTTTGTACATTGCTTAACCTTGTGGAGATGGCCAAGGCGACTTGGGTTCCAATCTCTTTCTTGGTGGAGCGTGGACAACAAATCAAGGTATTTTCACAGTTGACCAAAAAGGCTCGAGAGCTAGGTTTCATGGTTCCGACTATTCGGTATGGAGCGATCCCAGTTGAACAATATGAGGGAGCGACGGTTCTTGAAGCTCAAGGTGGAGCGTACTATACACCAATTACTGCTCTAGATTTTGAAGGTCTGTATCCTTCAATCATGATGGCTCACAATCTTTGTTATTCAACTTTTGTGATGGACGAAAAGAGATATGGAAATGTCCCAGGTATTACTTATGAAAAGTTTGATCTCAATGGTAAGACATACAAATTTGCACAAGATGTCCCAAGTCTCCTTCCGAGTATTCTTTTAGAACTGAAGCAATTCAGAAAGCAAGCCAAAAAAGATATGGCTGCAGCCACTGGATTTATGAAGGAAGTCTACAACGGAAAGCAACTTGCATATAAAATATCTATGAACTCCATCTATGGTTTCACTGGAGCTGGCAAGGGCATTCTTCCGTGTGTACCAATTGCTTCTACGACCACTTACAAGGGGCGAAGTATGATTGAAGAGACAAAGAATTATGTCGAAAAGAACTTTCCGGGTGCAAAGGTGAGGTATGGCGATACGGATAGTGTTATGGTTGAGTTTGATGTCGGAGGACGTCAAGGTATGGAAGCCATCGAGTACTCATGGAAGCTTGGAGAACAAGCCGCCGAAGAATGTACTGCCCTGTTCAAACGTCCAAATAATCTTGAGCTCGAAAAAGTATATTGTCCCTACTTTCTTTACAGTAAGAAGAGATATGCAGCTAAACTTTGGACAAAAAATAAACAAGGTGAGATGAATATGGACTACATAGACATTAAGGGTCTTCAAGTTGTTCGTCGTGACAATACAAAGTTTGTGAGAGAAGTCTGCAAGGAGTTGTTGGACGTTGTTTTGGGGAGCAGTGATCCGGAACCAGCCAAGCAATTAGCACTTGAAAGAGCTATCAACTTATTGGAAGGACATGTTCCAAATGAAAAGTTAGTTTTGTCTCAGCAATTGGGTGACTCGTACAAGAACAATAATCTTCCGCACGTCGCGGTCCGTGATAAGATGCGGGCTCGTCGTCCAGGTTCTGAACCACAATCTGGTGATCGTGTCCCATATCTTTTGGTCAAGACACAAGATGCTAAAGCTAAGGCGTATGAAAAAGCTGAAGATCCTGGGTGGGTTGATGAACATAACATTCCTATTGACTATCATCACTATTTCACAAACAAGTTCTTGAATCCAATCTGTGATCTTCTCGAACCTCTCGTGAAGGATCCTAAGAATGAAATTTTTGGTGACATCATTGCTCAACATAAACCTCCACCCAAAAAGAAGGAACCATCGTTAAGTGGTATGAAGAAGGAAGATCTCATCAAAGAGTGTCAGCGTCTTGGTCTCGATGATACAGGTAAAGTTGCTGACCTTAAGGAACGGATCAAGGCTAAGCGTTCTGTCGAAGACATATTTAAAAATTACGAACAAAGTTAAAATAAGATGGAGCGTCTGAACGCCGTGTTTGAGGATGAAGTTCGAAAAAGGGTAGCCATAGAAGCTAAGAAGATCAAAGAAGAATACAAGGAGCTTTTGAAAAAAGTCAAAGAAGAATTTAAACAGCAGCTCTCCGAGTCTAAAGAAGGTTTGTCTAGACAAAAGAGTGAGTGTCATTCTGAACTGAAGGCTGCAAAGGATGAATACAAGAAAGGTGTCAAAAAGAACAAAGAAGAATACAACACCGAGATTCGAAAATATCAAGATGACTATCGTGAAAAGATTAAGAAATGTCACGTTGACTATAGTATTTACCTGAAACAAGTATCCGAAAACTATGGTATACCTTATAGACTTTTGATTCGCGACGCACCAAATGAAGATGATATCATGTGCAGGGGTATTCGTCCAAACGGGACACGGTGTAATGTGCGCGCCAAGAAGAATGGATATTGTAGCTTTCACCAATCACAAGTCTCGAGATCAAGTATAGTTGAAATGGTGAACGACCCTCCACCACTTCCGGAAAGAAAGGGGCTTATAGATTTTAGTACAATGATGTAGTAATGAGTAAAACAGACATTCTACTATCTTCCGTAAATGACTTCTATTCCGACGAAAAGAATAAAACTACATTGTTAAGCATTCTTGATAAATCGAGTGGCATCTCACTTCGAAACATCGAGTGGTTCATCACGAACTACGCAAAGAAGACGAACTTGACGTACACCACGAACAATGGTAAATTGTTTACCGTGCATTGTGCATATAAGTCAAGTTTGGATGGTTACAGTAAAAAGTTATTCGATCCATTTTGTCGGTCATCTAAAATTAGTTACACAGTCCCCGGGACAGACCGTGAAATCCAAACAACCTTGGCTCAACTAAACTTTATTAAGTGGTGTATCAAGAACAGGATTATTGATTACATCTCTGAAAACAAGGACAATCTTTTTAGTAAACGAGTTTCATAAATCCATTTTCAAACTCAAATGTTTGGTAGCCAGTGTAATAAATATACAACCTATATGTACTATCTAAATTTTCATCCAACTTTATTTCGATGCCCGTCTTTTCTGATTGAATTTCACTAAAATCCAAACTTCCAGATGGATTAACATTGACTGGATTCAATGAGAATGAATAGGTATAAATATTTCTAATAGGTCTCGAAAGGCGTCTATGATATGGCACCAAGTATTTGTAGTACGCATCAGTAGTACTTGAAATATTTGGAAGATCAACACCTTGAATATAGAACCGTGCATCCTTCATGACGGGGTTGAAAAATGTAAATGTCTGATCAAAATCGGGATTTTTTGAAAAGTTGAATCTATTTTGAATGTAGTAGTAATCATTTTCGACTGCGTCTGGGACACGGAACACTGATGTGTCAAGTTCAATGCTGTAAGACTGTGTAAACGTATCTTGTTCAAGACTCACAAAATCTGAAATTTTTTCAGATACGACGAGAATGGGTGTTGTCTCCTCATTTTTGACAATGTCAAATGCGGGTATGTTTGTAAGACGTCTCGAACCATCTACCCGACTTGATTCTTCGGTATAAAATTCAAATGAAAACTTTTCGATAAAAGTGTTTGATGGGACTGTCACTTCAATGATAGGAGTTTCTATACTTTCTGTTGACGAAGACCATGGAACAATATTGTATTCAGTGTCAAATACTTTGGTACCCGCGAATTCTTCTTGGTCGTTGTCATTAAGTGTCACCGTTCTAAAGTTTACTCGTGAGAATGTCGATACACCACCCTGTGTCAAAACTCTGAAGAATGATAGATTTTTCAAAGTGAATGCACCATTATTTTCACGAACATATATTTTATATGTGTCTGTATCATTAGGTACGGTTGTCACGGATGTATCTTCAAACTTCAAGTTTCTAAAAAACCAGTGAAGTGCTTTGACACGATTGTTGGGAATTAAGTTTGTTCGAACAACGTCAACACCGGGTGTTGTTTCAATCGTTGGGTGACGACGAACCACATCAGTAATCATTGTATAGTCTCTGTTCTTCAAGTAAAGTCTTTCGACAGGGTCAATAGTAAACTCTTCTGTAATAATCTTAAAGTCGTCGAGTGTGATCACAGAGTCATAGGTTGTAAAAAATTCTTGTGGATGAAATTCAAATTCAAATTCAATCTTTTGTTTGTGAATGGCACACAGTGGGAAGTATGGTCTATTGGGTTCATTCGTTACGTACTCATCACTTGAATACTTTCTTGAAAAGAAAAATGGTAATGGCACGACTACATCTGATTCATATTCCGCGTAGACGGGGTTTTTACTTGCAGAATCAAATGGAATCATTCTGTTCAAAACGAAACGATTGGCAACTTTTTCGGACGATTCAAGGTAGAGTTCATCATAGATGACCATCCAGTCATCATAAATTTTTTCAACTTCGATCTCATCGACACGCATCGTCACAGACTTAATCAAGTGACGTCCAACTTGATCTGAATAATTTTTACCTTCACCCGTTGGTAAAGCCGGCAACTTAAACACTGCATACATGTTACTCAACAAGTCACCCATATTTTGTGGATTGAATGTAACCTTGATGCGTTCATTAAATGGCCATGTGGGGGAAGTAGGTGCACGATTTATTACTGTAGTTCTATGAAACTTTGTAAAGTTGGAATGTCTCTTTATATTGTAATTAAAAATTGACTTGTCTACATCACTTGTCAACAAGTATGTGTCCTGTTTGCCGATGGCGTTGAGTGACACTCCGGCACCACTTGTTGTGGGCATCTTAACTATTGTCTACATATTTTTAATGTCTAGTTTCCACATGTCGACATGCTTTGTCGCCTTCAATATCTCAAGTTCACGTCGAAGGTCTTGAGACTCTTTGAGTAACGCATCGACTGATTCAGCTGTGTACTGATATGTCTTGATGTTCAAAAGATAATCATAAGTTCCATCCACCTTTGGAAAAATTTTGGACAACTCATCTTCGAGGACACTTCTTTTTTTCTTGAAGACGACAATCTCACCCGAGATTACCATGGTGACAAACTTTGATTTCATGTCACACATCATCGAACGCTGTTCCAAAGTTTTGACCATGTGCTCTTTTCTTCGATGGTAAGCGTCAAGTCTCACATCAATGAAATCTTCCAAAATTTCTTCCGGACTGGCATATTTATGAATACCTCGGATTGGGTGGAACAAATGCATGTTCGAAGTTCTAAAAGTTTTTTGTAGTTTGAAATCTTTCTGGATATCTTTACCAGTGTATCCAGAAATCATAAAGTTGACATGATCGGTCGTACTATTATTGGTATATCCACTGATGACTTTCTTTTCAACCATGGTATCCAAATATTCTTTGAAATCTTGTGTCCATCGCCCCGGTGGTAACTCTGTGATGTGTATATCTTTGCCAACCATTGACCAGATACCTTCGGTAATCCATGTGTCATCTTTTTCAAAAATTTTCCCCTTGAAACCTCTGAACCATGGCTTCATGGGTTGCATAGATTGTCCTTCCAGCTTTCGAAGAATATTCTTTTTGATATCTTCTGGGTTGAAAGGTGGAACATAACAACTAAAACCAGTTCCAATACCTTCGGTTCCATTGACAAGTACCATTGGTAATGTTGGAATGTAATAATCTGGTTCGATGGAACGACCATCATCATCAAGGTAATTCAAGATTGGATCATCCTTGGGATCAAAAATTTTTCTAGTCTCCTTGGATAACTTTGTAAAGATATACCTAGTCTGCGACGCATCTTTACCACCCATGAGTCTCGTACCAAATTGTCCACAGGGTTCAAGCAAGTTGATATTGTTCGAACCTGTATAGTCATTGGCCAACTTGACAATCGTTTCCGCCAAGGATACTTCGCCGTGATGGTATGCACTCTTGTCGGCAACATAGGCTGCGAGTTGTGCGACTTTCATTTCGTCTCGAAGATTTTTATGAAAGCATGCGTACATAACTTTTCTTTGTGAAGGTTTGAGACCATCGACCACATGGGCGATTGACCTCTTCAAGTCTGCCAGACTAAAGTTTACCAAGTCTTGTTTGACAAAGTTTGTGATACCAAGATTCTTGATGGATCCATACGGAACTTCTAAATCTGAAGGTGCTTTGACACTACTTTCCAAAAGCCAAGACTTTCGATCATCAGCTTTAGTTTTGTCAAATGCAAGAACTATAGAAGCATCTGTCATGGTATCCACATCAAACTTGACAGTCAAGTCTTCAATCTTTTTGAAATATTCTCGAGCTTCGGCACTTGTACTCGTACCAAGACCCTTGTAGTATTTGATTTTCCATCCAGGTTGACCATTACCATACCATGTTCTGAATGCAGAGTCTGTATAGAAAGATTTTGATTGACCACCCTTCGAAGCCTTAATGATCGGAGTGACCATGGAGACAACAAAATTTAATTTCAAAAGTGAAGGCCAGAAGTAATGGATCATGTTGAGAATGAGACCCTTGATGTGTGATCCATCATTATCTGCATCGGTCATGATCATGAGTCGTCCATAACGAAGTTCAGAAACATCTTGATAGTCTTTTCCTTGTTGGAGTCCTAAAATTTTTTTGAGGTCATTGAATTCTTGGTTGGAAGTTAATTGTGAGACTGATGCATCGCGGACATTCTTACATTTACCACGAAGAGGGAATACACCATAGTAATCTCGGCCAACCACTGAAAGACCGGCGACTGCCAAAGTCTTAGCTGAATCACCTTCAGTCACAATCAGTGTACACTTTTTAGACTGAGTCGTACCAGCTTTGTTTGCGTCATCCAACTTTGGAATACCAGTAATCTTTGACTTGCGAGCTCCATCAGACTTTTTGAGTTCCTTCATTTCCTTGAACTTGGACAAAGCTGTGAGTTCATCGCTGATGCCAGTCTTGAGAGCATTCTTCACAAAGTTTTTGGGTGGATCAAACTTACTCCCAAAGTCTTGAGCCTTCGAAGTGCATTCAGACTTGACTTGACTCGAAAATGTCGGGTTCTCGAGGGTTGCCTTGACAAAGATGTTGAAAGTATTCTTGACTTGTTGAGGCTTCAACTTGATCTTCTTTGCCATCTCATCGATGATACCTGATGCGAGGTAAGAAGCCACATGATCCACGTGGGTGCCACCCTTTGTGGTACAGATACCATTTACAAATGATACTTGTTCAAGTCCATTTTCCGAGGGACCAATACACACTGACCAACGATCAGTGGTCACCGAACACACATCTGTCACACCTTCGTGCATCTTGGCATAAGCTTCAAAGGAAGTCTTGGGGAGAGCTTCACCTTGAAACTTGACCTTACAGTTTGGTGTGGTACAAATGTTTGCATCCCAAACTCGCTTCTCAAAAATCTTGTAAATATTGTTGTCCATAGATTTCATACCAAATCTTTTCCAATCTGGAACAAAAGTAATTGAAACTGAAGAAGTTGAACCAGAATGTTTTGTAATTTTTGGTGGATGGCAGACAGTCATATTGTTTTCCCATTTCTGGCAATAAGTCTTCTTATTCTCATGATCTTTGATAATCACCGAAAACTCTGAAGAGTAGATGTTTGTCAATTTGGCACCATAACCATTGCGACCACCAACAATTCTCTTCTTGGTGTCATCATAGTTTGTACTTGTGAGTAGGTGACCAAATGTGAGTTCCGGATTCCAAACACCTTCTTTCTCGTGCATCTTGACAGCGATACCACCCAATGGTCCATTGTTCTCAATGGTGACAGCACCAGTCTCCTTGTCTATCCCCGCCGAGATGCTCGAAACACCCTTCGGATAGAGTGAGTTTCTGTCAATTGCATTGACCAATATTTCATCAAAAATTTTGAGCAAAGCCGGTGAATAATTGACGCTCTTCTTTTTGAATTTGTTATCAGTCTTGTGATGAAGCC